CACAAACCCAGATGCACAGAACATCCTGCGGCTCGTAAACAAGGTCGGCATTAGCCTGATGTCATCCTACGCTTGGGACATCCTGACGGAGGAGAAGACCTTCACCGCGCCAGGCGCGGAGGTTCTCCTGGCGGCGGCGGCGATGCCAGCGGACTTCGACAGGTTTGTCCCCGAGACGTTTTGGAACCGGGCTGACAATAACCTTCTGTCGGGGCCGGTCGGTGCAGTCGAGTGGCAGGGGCTGAAGGTGCAGACTTTCTCATCGCAGAATAAGAAGTTCCGATACCGTGGCGGGGACATTCTAACGCAGCCGGTGATTGCCAGTGGTGCCGCGATGGCTTTTGAGTATGTCAGCAATAAGTGGGTGGATATAGCAGCGTCTGGTACGCCCAAAGTCGCCTTCACCATCGACACCGACACGGCTCTGATCTCCGAGGAGCTGATTACGCGGGGCACGGTGTATGAGTGGCTGTTGGGGGAGGGTCAGCCCTGGAACGTCGCTGCCAAGGGCTACAAGGACTACTTCGACCTCCTGGTGGATAACGAGCGCGCCTCGGGTAACGTCTCCCCTGCTGGTGACATATTCTCCCAGAACAGCCGTCACTTTACGGGTGACCCGAAGGCCAGCCGGGCGAGCTACGGTGGAGACTTCTAATGCCGGCGATTCCCCAGACACGCGGATCGTCCTCCATGGCCCTGCCCCCACCGGTGGGCGGCTGGGACACGAGGGAGAGCCTAGCGGATATGCCTATCGATAGGGCTCCCATAATGACGAATTGGTTTCCTGGGACTGACAAGGTCACGATGCGGCGTGGCAACTCCGCGCACGCGACCGGCATGACGAATAATGTCGAGACGCTGATCGAGTACATTCCGCTAACTGGCTCGGGGCAGCTCTACGCCGCGAACGACGGTAAAATATACAATGTGTCGGCAGCGGGGGCCGTTGGCTCGGCAGTCTCGTCAGGGCACTCGAATAACCGCTGGCAATACGTCAACGTCGGAAATGCCGCCGGCCAGTATGTCCGCTGCTTCAATGGTGCAGATACCCCGCTCCTGTTTGATGGCTCCACCTGGGCCACCACCGCCATCACTTGCAGTGGGATGACAGCGGCCAACTTAGTCTGGGCTAACCTCCACCATAGACGCCTATGGGTCGGGGAGGTGGACAGCCTGGACGCTTACTATTTATCTGTTAACGCGGTGAGCGGCGCCGCCACTAAGTTCGCCCTGGGCGGTGTGGCCTCCATGGGCGGGTTCATCATGGCGATGGGCACCTGGACTAGAGACAGCGGGTCGGGGATGGACGACGTTGCCGTCTTCTATACCTCTGAAGGTGAGTGCGTGATCTATGTGGGTACGGACCCCGCCGCCGTCGCCACTTGGAGCCTTCTGGGCGTGTTTCGTATTGGCAAGCCGGTGGGGCGCCGCTGCATGGTCAAGGGCGGCAGTGACCTCATACTAGTCACGCAGGACGGCTTTGTGCCTTTGTCTGGTATTCTGACCATGGACCGAAGCCAGACGCGTCTCGTGGCGCTGTCTGACCAGATCAGTGAGGCAGTTAATACCTCTGTTCGTCTCTACGGCGACAACTTTGGGTGGCAGCCCATTCTGTACCCTAGAGCCGTGATGCTGATATTCAACGTCCCCGTCAGCAACCAGGAAAGTGAGCAGTATGTTTTTAACACTCTCACAGGAGCCCCGGCACGCTTCGCGGGCATAGACGCCCTGTGCTTTGGGCTGCTGAATGATGAGCTGTACTGGGGCGGCAACGACGGCACCGTAAACAAGTTTGACAGCGGAACCTCGGATTTGGGGGAGAACATCGAGAGCGACGTTATGCAGGCTTTCTCATATTTCAAATCACCCGCCAGCAACAAAGTGTTCAAGATGGTGGACCCCATCTTTGAAAGCGACGGCAACCCCAACGCTGCCGTCGATCTGAACGTGGACTTTCAGACGAGGGCACCGACGGGGGTGGCTGCCGCGTCCGCAATCACGTCTGGTGTCTGGGGCGTCTCCAAGTGGGGCGTCGGGCTCTGGGGTACGTCGAAGCAGATATTTCGCGGGTGGCGCGGCGTGCGGGGGAGTGGGCGCTCCGGGGCTCTGCGGATACGCATTGACACCGCGACCGTGCGCCCGTCGTGGCTATCGACGAATTTTACATATCTGCTGGGCGGGCAGGTGTAGAGATGATCCTCTACGGCAAAGACGAGTACATCGCCCAGTGGACCCTCCAATTCATTCCGCATGTGCGGAGCTTCGGAGAGTGTGCCGCTCTGGGCGTTCTAGCGCGGGACGGTAGATTGATTGCTGGCTGTGTGTATAATGAATACAGACCTCGCGACGGGACCATCGCCGTCAGCATCGCCGCCATTAGCCCAATGTGGGCGCGGAAGGAGAACATTAAGGAGTTATTGAGGCACCCCTTCGAGTACCTTCATTGCTATCGCGTGTGGAGCGCCATGCTCGCCAGCAATGAGCCCGCACTAAAAGTTAATGCTCATATCGGCTTCAAGAAAGAAGCAGTATTAGCGCACCATTTCGGTAAAAAGCGCCATGCCGTGATCTCGCGCCTTCTGCGCCCTGATTATGACAGGCTCTATGGAGCACACGCTGATGAGCAAAGACAAGCCTGACCCCGTACAGATCGTAAACCCGCAGGCCGCTGCCGGCCAGCAGGCCACCTACAACCGTGACGCTGCTTTGGAGCAGCGAGCCCTTAACATGGTGGATCAGTACACCCCGGACGGCTCGACCACATATGAGGCGACCGGCGGAGAGCGCGTCAGTGGAATCCCGGATTACAAGATCACGCAGACGCTGTCCCCCGAGCAAGCGGCGCTCAAGAACCTCACGACGCAGGCCGCGACGAAGTATGGGCAAATTGGTAACACGCAGCTAGATGCGGTGAGGGGCTCCTTCGAGCAGCCCTTCAACGTTAGCAACATTCTGTACGGCGGAACGGGCGGGGCCACGCTAGGCACGGCTGGCCCCCAGATCAATGAGCAAGTCCGACAAGACGCTATCGACGCTATCATCGCGCGCAGCCAACCGCAGGCCGACCGAGACAGGGGGGCCCTGGAGACCTCCCTGGCGAACCAGGGCTTTGTGACCGGCACCGCCGCGTATAACGACGCCATGGGAGAGCACACGAGTGCCCGCAATGACTTCTACTTGGGCGCGGACGTGGCGGGCGGTAATGAGATGGCTCGAACGTATGGCCTAGAGGCCAGCGCCCGCGACAGGGCCATCAATGAGGCGCTGATGGACCGCACCCAGCCTCTGGCGGAGTTGTCCTCCTTTATGACGGGCGCGCAGCCTACCGGGCCGCAGTTCCTGCCGACGCCGCAGGGGCAGATTGCCCCGGCGGATTACATGGGCGCCGCCTACGGTTCGGCTAACCAAGCTAACCAGCGGTCAGCCATGCAGAACCAAGCAAACGCGGCAGCCATGCAGGGGCTCGCTGGTATTGGCGGTGCCGGTCTGACCTTTGGCGGCCTGACGTATGGCGGCAAGGGCTGGGGGAGATAGGTTATGAAATTCGGGAACCCAGGCTCTAACCTCACGCACAATAACCGCTTCGCGCAGATGATGATGCAAGGCGGCCAGAAGCTCGGAGACGTTCAGTCAACTCCGCAGAGCCTCGCCTACATGCTCCAGCAGGGTCTAGGCGGCTACATGATGGGCCAGGACCGCAATCAGAGCGTGGCCGCCAACAAAGCCATGATGGACGCCATCAAGGGCACAGGCTACGGGCCCGACAGCGACGGCGCTCCCGCCGACGCCGTGGCCGCCGCGACCGGCGTGGAGCCTATCTCTCTCCGAGACCGTCTCATGTCCGCCACGGCGTCCGACCCCGACAACGCGTACCTGGGCAGAATGGCCGGCCCCATGGCGCTCTCGACCATGACGCGCGACGAGGCCCTGGCCGCCGCCTCGACCGCGCGGGGTTACGCTGTGTCCGACGCCGCCGAGAAGCACCGCCGGGCGCTGGAACTGGAGCGCGAGAAGGTGAAAATGGGGGCAGGCGCTACCATCACCTCCCGTGACTACCAGAAGCTCCAGGTGCTTAAGAAAAGGGACAAGGATGTCTACGACAAGACAGGCACCTACGGCACCGAGGCCGAGGAGTTCTGGGCGATGAAACGAGCGAACCCGTGGCAAGACACAGGCAGCAAAATTGTTCTGCCGCCGCGCCCCGGTATGCCCAAAGGCAGTGGCCCCGACGCCCTCGTCAAGGACATCGCGCCAGAGAAGACCGCCACCCATGCGGGCGATGTCGCGGAAGCGAAGGCGGAAGGCACAGCGACGGGCGCGGAGATGGGGAACGCGAAGGCGCTCCTGTCCGCAGCCAAAGCATCTCTGCCTCGTCTCCAGTCCGCCGTCGCGGAGCTAAAAAAGCTGGGGGAAGTCGCCACCTACACGATTCTCGGGAAGGGCATTGACATCGCCCGCAAGGAGACAGGGATGGAGCCCACCGAGGGGGCCGTCGCCCGCTCCGCCTACACCGCCCACGTCAAGAACAACGTCCTGCCGCTGCTGCGGCAGACCTTCGGCGCGGCCTTCACCA